AAATTGGGCACATGCCTCCGATTCCCTCTTCTATGTCATTCTGAGCGACCGTAGGGAGCGAAGAATCTCTAAGGATATGAAAATACACTGAGATTCTTCGTCGCTCCGCTCCTCAGAATGACAACCTTTTTCAATAGACTTAATCGGCTTTCAATCATTCGTGTCGAGTGAAATCTATTTTGCGAGAAAATGAAACAGAAAATGCGAAAACGAAATGAAAAGTGAGAGAAAATACCAGCTAACGATTTATGGAGGTCGGGTCATCCGGGGCACAACTAAGTGACCGAACTTCCTTGATAATTGCCTCTATACGTTGCCTCCAGCGTTCGATCTCCTCATTAGGTGCTCCCCTGCTCGAGCAATCGTGTCGGAGATCATAGAAAAGCCCAAGAAGCTTGTTTGTGACGATGTCCTCGATCGGACATCGCGGCTTTTTCATACAGATACTGGTTTGATCATGACCCGATCTGTAAAGCCGGGAATTTCTCCTAGACCGAGGTCAATGATACCGTTCTTGCCAATCGGTGGATTGATTTTGCCTTCAAGATCTTCAAGGATTGTATCCTTTTGCCTGGTCCATAACTGCGCTTGCGTCCATTCCCAATCCTTTAATAACAGATCTCTCGTATCGATCAGCACGATTTCAAGCCCGTCGTCCTCGGGCTTCCGCAGAAAGTAGTCGCTAAAAGGATGGGGGATAGCGATGATCCGCTCTTTCTCGTCCTTCGGGTTCCATCCGGGTCCGTTGTAGGCCCAAGGAGGTTCCGGGGCCTCGTAGGCCGACACGATCGTCCCGTCGATCGCCTTGCGGAGCAGGTAGATCCAGTGCCCCCACTCGTGGTCGACGAGCGAGTAAGGCGGTGACGATTGTACGTAGTACTGCTGCGCGTAGGCCGTGTAGGGCGATCCGTCGATCCGCAGACGGATCGTGTTCGCGTACGACGTCCCGCCCGTCTTGATCGCCTCCGTATCGCGACCGACCAGTGCGTAGGCGGAGGCATTGTTCGTCTTGAGACACACCCAGAACCCGAACGCCCCTCCGGGCAGTATCAGGGTCTCTCCGACCGTCGAGGTCGTGCTCACCGAGCCGTGGTCGTGCTTGAGCTCCGCCTGGCCGACCGCGGCATCCTGCATCTGCGTCTGGCCCACGGCGTTGGCCGCGACCGATGCCACCGGTTTGGAGTTCGCCCCGTCGTGGTCGTGTTCCGCGTCGGGCGTGTACGTCCCGCCGATCCCGTAACAAAACTCCTTCAGATGATAGAGGTCCTGGCGGATCGCGTCCATGAGCGGCTGGTTGATCGGGCTGTCGGCGTCCGTCTGGCCCGTGGTGATCGCCGAGAAGGAATAGGTCATGGTCATCTTAGCGTGTCTCCTTTCGCGCCGATCTCATCCGCACATGGCGCTCGATCGCCTGGGCCTTGGGGATCGCGTGGATCACGACGCGCTCGGGCCGGTCCCGAATCTCGACGAGCCATTCGCACGGACCGTCGGCGTTCATCGGACCGCCCCTCAGACAAAACTCGACCGGGACGTATGTCCGCATTGGCTGGCAGTAGACCATTTCCTGCCAGTCGGCGTCCTCGCGGCTCACCGTCCTGACGTCACCAGATGTGATAGGCGGGGTCATTGTTCGTTCCCAAATAGTTGCTCGCGTCCGCGATGAATGCGTACTCCCGCTCGTCGTCGGTCGCCCCGTCGTAATCCGCCGTCACGGTCGACGGTGCGATGAATCCATAGCGCTTCGCGAAGGTCGTCTGCATTCCGGTCATTCGCATTCGCTTCTTTTGAAAGTCCGGTCTCGCGGAGGTGAGGAAAATCAGTTCATCGGACCATTCCGGTTTTCCTTTTGTGATAATACGTTCGGAGGAGATCTTGATCACGTCCGAGACTTTGAGAAATCGATTCAAGTAGATCGCGTTGCCGAAATCGAGATCAAATGTCAGTTCGGCTTGGGGGTCGCGATAACGGGCGACCCAATGGGTAGCCAGAGCAGTCGCAAAGAGCGAACCCGAGATGTCAGTCACCGCGAGATTTTCATTTTGATTGCTCCCAGGAAGCGACGCGTACGTGACGACGACGCGGATCCACTTGGTCGCTGTTCCCGAAAAAAGCTGGTACTTTCCGTCCTTGTCGACTTTGGTCACGGTTCCGGATGAATCGCCGGGCGCCGTCCATGAGAGGGTCTTGTTCGTAACATTATAAGAAAGAAGTCCCGTGCCCGGTCCGTTGTGGCGGTTGATACAGTAAATTGAAACACCGGTCACGGCCGTTGGTTGCGCCACCGTGTAGGAGCGGATCCATTTGCTTTCGATGATCTTTTCGACTACTTCGTCCCATTCGGACGCGCCCTGCGAGGCGGCGTCAGCGACGATCACGACCGAGTCATAATGCTCCTCTCCGTCGCTTCCACTTTCGTCGTAGTCATAGAGTACGACGCACTTATTGCACATGAGTTCGGTCATGGCTCCGGAGACTTCAAGACTCCCCCGAAGCCATCCGTCCTCGATCTGGAGAAGGCCTGTTTTCATTCCAGGGATCGGTGGGGCGAAGGTGGCACATGTGATTTTGTCACCATCCGTGAAAAGGGTATTAAGGGTCTGCCCGTCCAGCTCGTTGAGAAGGGTCTTGATTTCCACGGGCGAGGTCAGAACGCGGTCGAACGTCCATCCCTGAAACCACTTTTCCTTCTCCGTGGTAAAGGTTGTGGAATCGATCCGGGCTGCCGGCACGCCTCCGTAAGTCTCGAGGAGAGCGGTCTTGATGTCGATCGGATTCTGATTCTGGAAGGCCAGCGTCTGGGTTTTGGTATCGTTTTCCTCCGGTATTTTCGCCTGCGTCACGTAGAGGTCGTCCTCGATCTCCAGAGTCAGCACGTCGTTTTTGATCGTAAAATCCACAATGAGGCCTGTAAAAAAGCTCCAGAAGGAGGCCGCCTCTCCGCCACGCAGCCCGACCTTAAGCGTGGCCCGACGATTCTTGATGTATTCGTGGGCGACCATATCGCGCCATTGGGGGCGATCGATGAGTTCGATCTCGATCCTCGCGACCGACGTCTTGCCGAACTCGGCCTGAAGCTTGTGGTGCAAGGTCGGCACCGATGCCAGGACGGGGATTCCGTGGGCCCGGCTTTGACTGTAGGTAACGGTCCCACTGTCCAAGGCGAGATCGGCCACGATTTCCAGATCAGTGGAGCCCTTTCGTATCGCATTGAGCAAAAGCGGCGGGAGTGCCATTAGAGCTCCTCTCTCAATGTGATCCGGCCCCCTCGGAGGACTGGATCGTAAGCAAATAGCCAGTTCGATTCCGAGCGGACGAGTTTGATTTTGTCCGGGGCCGAGGTTTCGTCAAAGCAGAAAAAGAATGGAAAATGATCCCGACCAACTTCCTCCCACCAGTCTCTGAGGCTCGAGTAAAAGGACGAATTGACCTTTGTGAGAACAATCTCGTAAGGCCCGCCCCGATGAAAATCTTTATGAAATCGCCTGACGCCGCCCTGGGTCTCGTTCATGACGCCGACCGCTTCCTCCGCATCCGGATCGAAGGGAAAGTCCATTTGCTTCGAGAAAGCCATCGCCGGACCAAGGAATATCTCACCAGCTTCGTAGGTGAGCCAGGATTTGGCATTGAGACGGATGCGGTATATGGGATAGTCAGCAGAGAGGGTCACGGTCTTGAGGATCGGTTCGCTTCCCTGCTGGGTCCAGCCGTCGAGACCGTTCTCTCGATCCGCGCTCGTCGTTTGGGTGCGACTGGGATTCAGATACCATCCCTGGACGATGATGGAGCTGGCGTCGCCGCTCACCCAGACGCCGGCGTCCCAGTTGTGATCGAATACCATCAGCCTGTCGACCGAGATTTTCTCCCAGATATATAGCTCATCAACGTCAAAGCCAGTACATCCTCCCCACGTTCCCGACGATCCGCGTCCGGTGAGCCATATCCGCACGCGATCGGTCGTCTGATCCGGCACGAAGTCCGACGTCACCCACGTCTCCGACGTCGTGATCTCTGGATCCCAGTGCCCCCCATCCTCCCAATCCGCGTCGAGCAGGAGATCCGTGTCGACGTTCTTGTCCAGGAGGTAGACGCGAAGGATGTCGTTGGCAGCAGGAGGAGCGGTCAGGGCCTTTACCAGCATCACGATCCGATAGGTCTTCCCCTTCTCGAACGTCCCCGTAAGACCCTGCCTGAGAACGGCATTGGTCGCGCCCTTAGTGTATTCGACGTATCGAACGCCACGCATACCGCTTCCAACCGAATCGACGATCTGCCAGTCGCCACTTCCCGAATACCAATCGTCGCCCGGATTACCGGCGGATTGCTGCTCGAATCCCCCGTCCGCCACGAAGTTCGGCAGTAAGGCCGGAACGTATATGACAATATCGGCTGCGTTCGCCTTCCACTTCGTCTCGCGTCTTCCGTCCACCGCGAGGCAGACCGGATAAGCCACGTCAGAATCGTCCTCGTAGAGGGTCAGCCGGATCTCGCATGCTCCCGTGTCATCGGTATCGGGCGTCTCATAGACCGTGGCCGTGTCGCTCGATGCGACCCAATCAACGATGTGGTAAACGTTTCCGGAGGCCGGAAAATAGAGGACGTATCCGTTGAACTTATCATTCGCATCGGCGCCCAGGTCCGCGATGATGGAGAGGCCGGCCAGGACGAACGTCTTTGCCGATTGATCCGACGTGGCTCCGGTGGCCGTGGCATACTTAGTCCCGTCGCCGAGACCCGCCTCGGCACGGCGCAAAACGTTCTTGTAATAGAAGCGGCTCGTGATCATATCAGGAGTATCTCACCGTGATCTCTACGTCGCGCTTTGCGACCTTTTTCAATTCGGGAATGAGCGTGGCCTCGACCCACTCGGTCGTGCCGATGGGGTTGACGATGGTGATCTCGTATTTTTGCGCGTATTCCGTGGGTTCGGCCTCCCGGGCCAGAGCGGAGACTCCTCCGACTCCCGCTCCCCGTGCCTCCGCGTATCCGGCGCGCTCGGCTCCGGTAGGTGCTGCAGCCGCTTTTTGGAGGGCCATCGCCGCCGCTCCCGCCATCACCGCGATCGCTCCGAACATCGCGGCGGCCTTGAACTGTGCGGCTGCCGGGCCATAGGCGGCGGCGCCCCACGGAGTCAGGGCGGCGATTCCCATCGCGGTATGCCAGAGGGCGCGAATCGCGGCCTCGGCGGCTAGTTGGGCAAGCACCTGGGCTGTCGCCTTTTTCAGGGCCGCACCGAAGTTCTCGTATCCTAAAATATAAGCTACGAGGGAATCACGCACCGCATTATGGAGGGCCAGGCCGATCTGCTGGGCTTCGACAAATTCCTGAAATGCCTCGGTGGCTTTCGAGCTTTGCGAGGTCGCCTCTCCCAGGGCCTCGGCATAAGCGTACCAGCCCTCAGTGAGCGTCGCCTGAGAATCGGCTGTCTTTTCGGCCCAATCGGGAAAATCCATCCAGAAATCCGCAACAGCAATGGTGACCCAAGGCGCGGGGGTTTCTGGTGGTGGAGGCTGTTGCCGCGGCGGAGGTGTTGCTGGTGGCGGTGTCTTGGCCCGGTCGGCTTCGATTGCGGCAATGGTGCGCTCCATTTCGATTCGCTCTCGAAACAAGTCGTTGAGCCTCTGCTCGACTGTCTCCCGATTGAGACCGGCCCGAGCTGCCATCGCGCCTGCCGCTTCCAACCCGCGCATCTGGGCCTCAAGGGTTCGGATCTCCGTATTGATTTGCTCAAGAGTCGCGCGGGCCTTGTCGAGTTCCGAAGGATAGAGCCATTTTTTGATTGCACTTCCCGCCCTTTCGGCCCATTTGATGATCGCCTTAAGCCATTTGATGACCTCTATGAGAACCGGGATGAGGAGCCCTCCGATCTTTTCCTTGAGATCTCCCCACATGTTGGCAAGCTGGGCAACTTGAATCCGGTAAGTATTTACCTCCGCCTGGGCCCTTCCGCCGAAGCGCTCGTTGATAAGTTTGAGGACCGCGGCGAATTTTTCGGTCTTGGGGATATTTTCGTCAAGGATGATGCCATAGCGCGACAGCGTTCCGGTCTCCCCCACAAAGGCTTTCCCAACGAGTTCGGAGGCTGAAAAAAGATCCATCTTTTTTGCTACGGCGAGATCCATCGTGGCCACGGTGGCGCGTTTGAGCTCATCGGTCGTCATGCCGTAAGTCTGAAGATTTGCCATCATAGAGAGTGTGAGCTCGTCACCGAAGCGGGTCACTTCTTGAAGCTCTGCTGCATATTTTTTCAGCATCTCAAAGCTTGCCTCGGTGTACGTGCCCGCGTTTATCATTGCGCTCATAAGATCGTTTTCCGCTGACTCCTGGACGCCATAAGCATTGGCCAGGCCCAGGACCGCGTCTATGCCCTTCTTGATCGCGTAGACCCCTGCGGCAAGCGCCGCGGTGTAGGCCATCCAGTGCGCCCGCACGCTCTGAAAAGTTCGGCCCGATCGCTCTGCAGTTTTGTCGAGGCGATCGATCTCGCCTTCGACGAGCCGCACGGTCGGTGTTCCCTTCTCGTCCACCTCAATGATGAATTTTAGCCGATCGGTTTCTGGCACGCTCTAGCTCCTGGGCCCTGTGCTCCTCGATTGCCTGGTCGACCGCGACCAGGGCCCTCCATTGCCAATGGGTAAGATCGTCGGGCTCAAATCGGTAGCCCGCTTGTTTGAGGCCCCGGATTTCGAGAATCTGGCTTGTTGACTGGCCGATCCCGACCGAACGGCCCTCCTCCAGGGCCCGGGCCATGCACGCCTCGCACTCGGCCTCCGGATCGGGCTGGTTGTCAATATCGCAGTTTTCACAGTTTTCGATGCGCTTAGCGAGAATTGCCCGGACGTCCGTAAGGACGTCCTCGATCAGTTTTTTTCGATTTCCTCAAGCCCGGCTAGCACTTCCTCGATAAATTGAAACATCATGAGCGGCCGGCGCATGGCCAGAAGCTCTTTCCAGGTTCCGGGCGATCGGCCCTCAACCTGAATGTGGGCGATCTCCTCTGGCACCGTCGTTCGATCGAGCGTTTTTGCCTCACCCTCTCTGTCGCGATAGCCCGCCCCCTCGACATTGATGAGAATCTCCATTGCCAGGGCGAGCTGTTGATGAGCGGATTGGCTTGTGAAGTCTTTGCCCTTGCGGCGGAATTTGATCGAGTTTTTGTAGTTGACGATTTCCCGCGTGGTCGGTTGACGATAGATAAAGACGACGCCGTTTTCGAACTCGTATCGATCGTTATCGTCCGTGAGAATCAGAAATTTTTCGGAGCTCATGGAGGGCCTCCTTCCCTTTGTCGTCTGTGCCCTGCATCAGGCGAGATATGTCTGCTGGGCGTTATAAACGTAGAGGATTACCTCGTCGTTGGTGCCGTCGTTCATGACGTCGCCTGCGAGCGTGATCGTATGAAAATCGTCTTGCACTCCCCGCTCAATCGGATCGAGTTTGGTGAGGGGAATGATCAAGATAAAACCGTAATTGAACGTGCCGGATCCGGTGATCACGACTCCCATATCAACATTGATCTCGATCGCACAGGGATCCATATTTTCGTAATAACCGAGCTCGGTCGCCCAAGTTGTCGAGAGCGCCTTGATGGTGAGGGAGATGCGCGATTCTCTGCGGCCGTATTCCAGATCGCTTCGCACCTGGCCGCCGCCGGCGTAGTAGCCGAGATCTGCTCTGAGATTGTTATTGAAGGTCCATTCGAACGAGAGAAGCCTGCTTGTGAGGTCGTCCTGCGTGCCGCTTGAGATATTCTCGCTGCCCTGAGCGGGTGTCGCTGCGATTGAAATATCCTCTCCGGTCTCGATCCATATTCCGGCAATTTTGCCTGTGCGAAGCCAGGATTCCGAGATCTTGGCCGGAAATTCGGTCGAATCGCTCGAACGCGTGCCCGAGCCCAAGAGCGGACAGGATAGCGAAAACCAGCTTCCATTGTGGCGCAGGGAGAGAGATTGGGCCTTGATTCCGGTTGCCAGATACTGGCTTGCTGCCTGTTTGTAAAGCGCACCGATCGACGGCAAGGCAGTTCCGATAGCCACGGGGACGATCTTGTGGCGATAGGCTGCGACCGTGCCTTCCTCGGCGGTTTCGATCGACCCCAGGGTCAGTGCGGCAAGCCCTGCCAGATCGTTCGGCTTGATACGGGAGATCGAAAGATCGAGGGACCAGTCTTTCTTTTCGATCTCTTTCTGAGTGGCGAATTCGCTTCCGCTCACGCCTTCCCTGTCGTCCACGACCGCGTCGGCAATCTGGGCTATTCCATCAAATCCGGAAAGTTGGCAGGCGTTGGCTGCCGCCCAGGCGGCCGGGCCGGCATCGTAGCTGGCCTCTTTATCAAAAAGAGAGAGCGCGAGCTGATCGACGTTTCTCAGTTCGAGAGTCATAAATCACCTCCTATAGCAAGGCGTAGGGCATAAGGCGCAAGGCGATGAGTCGAATGTGCGAGCCAAAAAGCGCCTATTGTGCGATTTCGATTTTTTCATGTAAGTTCCGGCAGAAGTCCTCCTCGAGGATCTCTATCTCGTCACCCGATTCGAGGCGGATAAAGCCCGCGATATTGAGATCCTTATCGACCTTAGTAATTTCGTGAGCCTGGATTATCCGCACGCGGATCCGGGCGGGCGCCCGATCTTTTGATTTGGCTTTTTCTCCGAGATCGATCACGTTGCTTTTCTTTCCTTTCATCGGAATCCTCTCTTTATCCTCTTGAACGAGTGCAGCGATCGAACGGCTCGAACGACTTGATCGTTTGAACATTCCTCACGACTCCTCGCACCAAGTCCTGAAGCGGATCTGATAGACGGCTTCTGTCTCTGTGCCTTCAATGGCATCCTCGTCGATCGGTTGAAGCTCGGCGATGGAAAGACCCAGAGTCTGGCCTGAAAGCGCGTCTCGCGCATCCTCGAGAAGATCATAGACTCCTTTTTCAGTCCCCTGGCCGTGTCGGGCCGCCTCCTCATTTCGAAAGCTTCTCGCCATGACGACCACAGCAAAGATCATCTCTCGGTCCTGGGTTCCACCCGTACGGTTATGATATGTGCCGCCCACATAGCAAACATAGGCAGCCGGGAAGAGCAGCGTCTTATCCGAGATTTCCGTCTTGAGATACTCAGCCAGAGGCTCGCAGGTGCGCAGATAGCTCATCTGCGATTCAAGTCTCGTGATCATGGCATCTTCGATCTGTGTAATCGTATACACGGTTATCCCTTTATGGCTGGAGCGACGGCAAAATCATCCCGTCGTCTAATATCACCATCACTCTTCGGCTTTGATAGGCTCCGATGTCTGGAGGATCTATGATTTCTCGCCCTCGAAAATCCTCTGTCAAGCCGACATCGGTGCCGGCATTGATGCAGGGAGAATTGGCCCGAAGGCGATAGTCCTTTGTGGTAGGAGAAATGAACAGCGGATCTACCTGTTTGCTTGTTTCATGCAAAGCAGGCAAATCTTCTGCCCCCGCTCTTCCCCAATCCCTATCACCAGTAATCGAATCATACCAATCACAATACTGCTCGTCTGGGTCAATAAGACGGTCAGGATCGGCAATCTGTTTGTAAAACTCATAGCTTACATTGTCATAAGCTATACTGTTTCGGATGTGGAGAAGACCATACACACAAAAACCATAGGTCCCATTATTGTGAGCGACACAGTTATTGACATACATATCTTTGGTATTGTCGGGAACTCCACCGGTGACATGATGATTAAGCCCCTTCTGAATGTTATTCACAAAAAGGCAATAATTCGTATACGTCCCATCTCCAAAGTTCTGGATACCATGATGGGCATTATACTCACAGCGTCCATAGTAGATTTTATGCCCTAAATCCTCTGCGGCAGGGACATAGATTCCGTATTTAGCAAATCGAAAGATTCCACCATAGATATGATAATAATTCTCATCAAGCCGTAAACCAGCCTCCCTTTGATGGGCTTCCATATTCCAGCCGACCGTATCGGGGTCTCCGGTGTCATCCCGTAGATAGATTGTGTTATACCCCAAGGTGTCATTGTCTCCCCATTTCCATTCATGGTCCCCCAAGGCACCTAATGTAGAGCCATTTGTTAAAGCCGTAAAATAATCCGAAGCAGACTCGTACCAGAGCCCTAACGGTTCAGATAAGCTAGGATCGCCACCGGCAGCAAGTTCAAGGTGATATTCATTAGGCGATTTGCGGACATTGAACGCATCAAAGTATACAACCCCATTATTTGTAGAAGACTTAATACGAACCTGAACAGTCTCAGGAGAGTCTCCAGTTGAGGCCATATAGAAGTGTATTTCTTTTTTTGTGAAATCCGTATCCGAAGTTAAAACCGCAAGATCATCAATCCAGTTTTCCGATGTTGACCACGTTGTTAGGTCGTCTTGCAGATAGTAAAACGATCCACTATATGCAAAACGCAACCATACTTCCCCTGTTCCGGTCCCATCCGATTTGCCATAGAAGGTAACAGCATAACCTTGATCCAAATTCATTGTGGCGGATTGGTAAGCCAACGATTCCACACCAGCGCCACGATTTATTTTGATAGAATAGGTTCCGGCATGGCAGGTTGTAGAGGCATCGAGATAGCCCCCTGCCCCTCCAGCACTTTCACCCCAATTGTCAAAATCGTCGGTTGTCTCGTCGTCTGCCGTGCCGGTGAAGCTCTCGAAGCCTGGATTGCTGATAAGCTCCGATCCGTCTGCTGTCCTTGTCCACTTGTAACCGGAAGACAGATTGACACTGCCATGAACCTTGGCTTGGTGCGAAGGCAACCTTGATCTAGTCGTACCCGTGCCAGTAGCGTCAAAGTAGATCGTTATTTCGGTCCCACTCCCCCCCGCTACGGATGTATCGACGAGCTCGCGATATGTTTGCCCGCCTTCTACATATATCGTATCCCCGGCTGAAACGGCGGCAACAGCAGTCGAAATCGTTGTCGCCGCCTTGGCCCACGTGTCATAGGGGCTTGTATTGGAACCCGATGCAGAGACATAAAGTGTCGCTCCCCATCCAGGCACGGCCAGGGCCAGTGTCAAGAGACATGAAAGCAATAAGATTTTCAGCTTACCATTCACAATCTGTCCTCCCCCAATCCTCGCCAAATAATAGCCAATCTTGCATATCGCAAGATCCGTCTCGATTCAGATCACACCAGCAGTCAGGACTATCTTGGACGAATCTGCTTGGAAGACTTTCGTTGCCGGACGTGTCATAAGCTGTCACAAAGAATATCTTGCCGCGATCTTCGGGTGCGCCGAGATCTGCAAGGATCTTTTCTGTCACGTTGCCCACGTCCACCATTGTCGTATCTTGGCCTGGACTCCCCCAATACACCTTGTAGCCTGCTAGGTCCTCCTCCGTGTTCGCGTTCCATTTGAGGCTCTTTGGGCTGTTCGATTCTATCCTCAGCCCAAGGGGTTGTGCCGGGTATGTAGTCCAGCTTAATGCCGGCATCTGTAGCGCTAAGAGGGAAAGCCATAGCAAAGAAAGCCCGAGCAACGTCCCAGCCAGCAGGAGGTTCGTTTTTGAATTTTTTCTTGAATCGTGCTGCTTCACGTCTTCTATTCAGCTCCTATTGCCTTACAGTAAGGAAAATCGTCCCGCTTTTGGCATTCCCCGCGTTTTGCACTTTTGGCGTGAGCGTTGCCTGAAATAGATAGACAAAACCGCCCTCGGCTGTAAAAGGTGTCTTTAGATTGGTGCTCGCACTCGCGCTGTTGGACAGATCCGCCCCCACTCCTTGAAGCACGTCAACGCCGTTTTCATCATTGATCTCGATATCGTACAGGTCGGAAACGCCCGATCCGGGAACGAATCGCACCATCAGAATCATGCCGCTGACGCGAGTGATTGCACCTTCGCCAGAGACGTTGCCGTCCGTATCGCTTGTCCATTCCCATTTATGGATCTTTGTCGAAGCTCCGTACGCCGGGGCGGGCGTCGGAGTGCAACTTCCGGCGGCACCAACGAGTGAAGCCGATCCGAGAATGATCAAAGCAAGTCCAATCACTGCGAAAGCTTTTCGATTCATTGGCTCCTCCAGTCTATTTTCTTAATAGTTATCCAGACTTCCCGATTCGCCGGTCGACTTCTTTCCGATCGTGAAGGTCCGGTCCTCATCCGTCCGGCTCGTCTTGACCTGCTGCTCGCCGCCCGAAGGCTCGGGGTCGACGCCCAGGGTGGCCACGCCCTTGGCCATCTTCTCCAGAAGCCCCACGGCCGCCTTGTAGCGCTCCTGACGCATCTCGTCGACGATCCCCCGGCGACTGTAGAGGTTCCAGATGGCGATCGCGACCGAGAGGGTCTTGATCACCGTGGGAATGGGCGTGAGGGGAACCGTGTAGCGGGCCGACAGATACGAGTCGATCTCGGCATCCGCCTCGTCGATTGCTGCCGAGACGCGATCTTCATTGATGACGCCGAGACCCTCGTCGTCGGTAAGCTGGATCAGGACCTCCTCGTCAATCCGATCTTTGATATCAGAGAGCGTACAATAGGCCATGATCTCTCCTTGAGATGTTCGAGTCGTTCAAATCGTTTGAATTGTTCGAATCGTCAAGGCTTTTTCCGGGCCTTTTTTGGCTTTTTCGGGGCGGCCTTAGATTCGGGCCGTGCCCCTTCGGCCTTGACATTTCGCTCAGGTTCGTCCACGGCCTCAAAATGCTGCTTCGTGCTCGTCGCAAGGAGCTCGCGGGCAAAGGAGTCCGGATAGTTTCGGATTTCATCCCGATAGTGAGGACCGTACGGGACCACATAGACCCGGTCCATCGGCCCGAGATATCTGATCTTCATGATCAGCCTCCCTTCAGACGCGGTCTGCGGTCTTTATCTGCGCCCGGCTTACGTTACGATCGTGTCGTACCACAAAAAACCAAGGTCGGCGCCGGTGATGAGAATGTCCGTCTCCTCAGCCACCTCATACACGTCCTGGTGCTCGGCCGCCTCTCGCCAGGTAGTGGTTCGCCTGGGAAGGCCGTTCTCATAGGCTGCCCTTGCCTGGAGGCCCGCAGAAGGGACCTTCAGACCTGGCCGGGGCGGACGGTAAAAAAGAAACACCGATCCTTTTGTGGCATTTTTCTCCCAGACGTTTACCGCCGTAAAGTCCGAGCCATCGGCCTTTTCTGCCGTGCTCGAGTAAATGGCATCCCCGACGAGGACCTCCTCGAGCTCGAAGATCGCGGCGATAAGCGGCGCCGTGACGATTCCGCGTTCGGTGTATTTGATCCGGTCGAGCACGGTCGATTCCTGCTTGATCTCCCTGAGCGTGTTGGCCGAAAGGATCAGGACGTTTGGCCGAATGCCGGTATTGCCGCGGATCGTTTCAATCCGGGTCTCGACATCGGTGATGAACGTATTCCCGCTTCCGGCTGCCCAACCTCCCTCGGCATCCTCGCCGGCCACGCCGCTCCAGGTGCCCGCAAGAATGAGCGAGGCGATGCGGCGCTCCTTTTTGAGATCGATTCGATCCGCACAGTACTCCAGGGCATCCTCGTCCGGACGGAGCGGCGGCGCTCCCGGATGCTGGACGGCCCGGCGGTCCTCGTCGGTCACTTCCTTGGCAATCGCATATTCCTTGGGCGCCACGTCGATGTAATCGACCGGGTAGCCGCCGCGCGCGGCCCGGCTGCCGGGCCCCCGGATCTGGGCCTCGTCGCGAAACCAGGCTCCCTTGAGATAACGGGCAATTTTGGCCTTCGGGGGAACGTTGTCGACGATCGGGAAAGTCCGATCGGCGATGTAACTTTTGTTGCGGTAAGCGATCGACACGTTTGCGAGCGGACCCGCAACGACAAGCTCTCTCACATTTGGCTGTGGCATGGGTTTCTCTCCTTTTCTCTCAGGCGATTAGTGGTTCGCCTTCGTGATTCATGACGGTTTTTATGAGGCAGCGTTGACCTGATGGACCGCACCGGAAAGCAAGATCTCGCCCAGCTCGTCCTCGTCTCCACCTTTGAGACACCGCCCGATTGCCAGATCGAGCGCCGCATCAGCGTCGAGACCCTTTCCTGCATCGGCAGCATCGACGTACTCGAGCTTGATCCATTCGTTTTCGGCCACGGTTTCGCCGAAAACGATCTTGCTTATACCGATCAGGCGAACGACGGTGGCCTGCCCTGCCTCCGGAGCGTTCTGCAGAATGCCCAGAGGAATATCGGTCGCTGCATCGGGGCGCTGCACCTTGCCGCCTGAGAGGACCATGATCCGATACTGATCGTTCGAAAGATCCTCACCGGCCTCAAACGATACGTCCAGAACTCTATTTTCGGTTGCCATGTTCTATTTCCTCCTTTTAGTCTCGGCTTTTTTTGGCTTTTGGCGGCGCTTTTATGCGCGCGCCGGGCTCAGGTTGATTCCCTGCTCTTCGGCATATTCCTTGACGAGATCGGGGTTTTCCCTCTGTACCTCGGTGAAGGCCTGGGCATAGGTGAGATCCTTTCGCTCTTCCATTTTCTTCCGGGTGAGGTCCTCGAGCTTTTTTGTTGCCGCGCCCTGGCCGGAGACATCCTTGTCGCGCGTGGCAATCTCGCCAAAGTGGATGACCTTGGGAAGCCCCTCGAGAAAGCCCCTGAACCAGTCGAGGCGGGACTGCTTGTCCTTGCCTTCGGCGAACTGGAGGGGTTCGTCGGCATCGAGGGACTCCATGAACTCACAGAGGCCCGCTTTCTGCCAGGCGGGGATCGCCTTGCCTTGCTTGACGAGGCCCTCGACATAGGCCTTGATCTCGGCGTTCCGCTTTTCGGCGCGCTCCTTTTTCTCGCGCTCGGCGAACTCGGCCTCGGCCTTTTTCCGTTCGTCCTCGCGGGCCCGCCTGGCCGCTTCATCTTCTTTGGCCTCGAGTTCGGCCTCGGTATACGTGCGGGGCGGATCCGGCTGGAGCTGATCGTCGGGAAGCTCGTCGATGGCCTTGGTAAAAAGCGATTTCAAAGTGTTTTTGAGCGACATTGTGTAGTCTCCTTTCTCTTTTTTGGATTCGCCGATCTTGAAGCGCTTCTTTTTCTCTTCAAGCCGGCGATCGATCGTGGCCTGCTCTTTTTCAGTGTACTGGGCCCGATTTTTCTCTTTTCCCCAGTAGCTTGCGGCTGCCCGGGTCTGGTCCGCATCCGGGCACGGGTAGCGGTAATTGACCGGGTCGAGAAAATCGTCGTCCGGAACATCCTCCCACTCCGAGGGCTTGGTCACGTGACCGCCCTCCTTGATGCCGATCCCGTACTTCTTGGAGCGCTTCTCCTGGGCCTCTTTCTCCTCGTCGGTGCCGGCAAACTCATAGGTTTCTGCCACTTCGCCGCTTTTGAAGCCCACATCGGGAAGGCCCTTGACGGCCGGAGGCGCCGCCCCGAGAAAGCCGATATGCCGGAGTGAAAGATCCGGATAGAGCGAGATCGAGCGCTTCTTGAAACGCCCCTGCTTGACCATGTTCACGAATTCGGGAACAAGCTGCTTGAGCCTGGCATAGAGGATCTCCCCCTCGCGCTTGAGCGCCTCGGCCCAACCGTAGGCCGGAGCGTTCTCGTCCGGATGGCCGATTACGACCGGCGCCTCGTGGGAGGCAGGATCGTACTGGCTCGCGATCCGGTCGAGATCCTCACGGGTAAAGTCCCGGGTCCTTCCGGCAGAATCGGTGTGCCTTCCCGTGCGAAAGATAGGGATCCACTTTCCTTCCATGTGCTCGCCCCCTCTGGCGACCCAGCGGTCGCCGCGTTTTTCGTATTTCCGTTTCACGGCCGCCCAGGCCGTACCAAAAGCCTTCTCCTCGTCGCCGTACTGCTCGAAGGCGGCGTTGAAGGCAGAAAGCCAGATCTGCTGGGCGTGTTTGGGAAGGGCCCTGATTTCTTCGGGCAGGTCCTTCACGCTTTCGTATGGCACCGCTCTGCTCCTTCGGGTCCAAGGGCCTCAATCACGACCACCGTGGTGATCCGGACCCGCCGACCGTCGATCGAAATGATTCGCTTGTCCGTCTCTTCCTTAATGACGGCCCAGAGATTTCGGAGATCGGCCTCGGGAACGCCGTGCTCTCGCATGGAGGCCTCGATACGGCGACGCTGGCCGGTATCGTCCGTCCCCCGCTGGCCATAATTCCCGCCCAAAACCCGGATCACCGTGGCCTTGGGAATCTCGGTCTCTCTGCAAAACCGGCTGACCGATCCAAAGTGTTTGACGATTCGGTCCCGGGCGATAGGATACTTGTCCATCTCGGATATCTTTCAAAAATGCCTCTCTGACCTCGACAAACCCCGGTTAAAAAATTGTTAACCGGCCTTCCGAAGGGTATTGGCGCCATCCTATCGAGATCGTCGATCCTGAGGCCTCCTGGCGCGTCGGTCGTGACTCGTGTTCGTGACTCGTTGCTCATTGCTCAGTCCTCGGTCCTCATCCCTCAATCAGCATTCCTCATCCCTTGACAAAATCCATGAGCGTCTCACGGATCTCCTTCCGATCCTCGGTCTGAAGCATCATGAAAGGCCTGGCCGGAATGGTGACCTTGCGGCCCCGGCCGGCCTCGCCGCCAAAATGGTGGATGGCGGCATAGATCTTTTTGGCCGTAAAGACGAGCCGGCTTCTTCCCGCCTGGTAATAAATCGATCCCAGAAGACCGCCGCCCACACCCCGGCGGATCAGGATCTGCCCCGGCCATTTGCCTTCGCGCTCGCGCTGCCGGATGGTTGCCGGTCGCAGAGGCTTCCATTTTCGAGGCCGGCCTTCCTCTTCGAAGTTTCTCTGGATGGAGGTGAGGCCGATCTCGCCGATGGTCTGAAGCGCGGGCTTGAGATTATGCAGCCGGCGATCCATGCCCCCGAGCCGCCTTCTGATTCCGAAATCCTTGCTCGAGATCTTGATTTCAATCGGCATTATTCGCGGCTCGTGTTCGTGATTCGTATTCGTAACTCATTACTCATTGTTCAGTGCTCAGTTCTGGTTGCTCAGCACTCAGTCCCCATCCGGGCCTCTGCCATGTGCGGGATGCCTCTATCCCGAATGCATGGCCAGGCGGACTTCCACGGCTCTGGAGCATTCGACGCAAAAATTGAATTATGGGTCATCCTCCAGAGGATCGCGTGGAGCAATTGCCGTCTTCTTTTGATGATGTTTATCTGAACCGGGTCGGTCTTGACGTCTTGTCTCCGAATGATTTTTGCCAGAATCCAGAGCTCCTGATGATAGGCATTTATGGCTTTCTCGGTCCTGAAAACTTCCGGATATTTTTCTTTCAGGCCGGAAGCTTCCTCTTTCCGATTTTCCACAATGGGAGTTTTCTCTTTTCGACCTTTCGCAATGCGATACCGGTAGGGCTTTCCCTCGCGCGCGAGCCGATTCCTGGTATACAGATAAATCAATGTGCCCGATATCCGCCCATCGATTGGAGAATATCCCAGAGCTTTCGCAATCTCTCTCTGTGTCAGATCTGGGTGAATCGCGATGTAATCAAGCAGAGTCTCTGCCAAATAGCTTCGCATCGATTTTTATCCTTTAAGTCGTCTCAGGCGCTCATCCAGAATCGTCCTGAGATCCTGTCTTCCCGGCAGATGGTCCCATCCGGGATCGGGCATGAGCGCCCGGGCCGGAAGCTTTGCCCCGGTTTCGGGGTCGGTGGGCTCAAAAAGTCTCCCTGTCGGGTCCTCGCTCTCGATGGTCCACCCGCTTCGCTCGACCTCCCGGGCCGAGAGCGTCTGCACGTCGCATCGGCAGTTAAACCCATTGGGCGGATGCCAGGTCTGCCAGATCGGATGGTCGGCCGGATAGATTTTCCCGTGCATGGCCGCGTGGCTAGGCCGGGTCGCCGCATCCCGGGTGGCCACGTATCGCCAGTAAGGCCTCGCTGCGAGCACCGCCGGTTCGGTCTTCTGTCTGAGACGGCCCCCCTGAAACGCATCCTGGAGATTGGTCCTGTAGATCGTTTCGATCCGCCAGGGATTGGCCCGCGTATAGCCGTGCCGTTCGAAGATCTCAGGCATGGCCTTTTGAAATTCCTGGAGGCTCTGGCCCTCCTCGATCGCCCGGATGAGTTCCTCCTTGATATCACTCAAAAGCTCGGCCTTGGTGATTCCGGAGATCCAGAGGGCCCGGTCGCGAAAGCATGCAAGGGCATCCTCGAAGGGGGTTCCCGGACCCCAGCGGGCCTCCTGGAACTCGGCTGCCACGGACCCGGCGCCGATCCGGTCCGCCTCCAGAAGCGTCTGCGCCAGGTGATCCGTTAACGAGCCGTCCGGGAGCTTTTCAAAGAGATCCGGGACCGCCATCCGGAGATCGACGAGCGATTCGGCCCGGCCGGCGGCCCGCTCCAGGGCGTCTATGAGGTCCCTGAAAAACGGCGCGGCTTCCTGGGATGCCTGCCCGGCGAGCCGATCGACCCGGTCCTGGGCATGAGCCCCGGCCTCCTGGAATTCCCTGAACCCCGGCATTCCGGGCGCTGGAGGCGAAACCAGCGCCTCACCCTCCTCGGGCCGGGGAAGATTGTAGGTATCGTAAAAATATTGCTCGCCGAGAGGCACGCCGATATCCTTGACCAGGATCTTGTCGCGCTCGGCCAGGGCCTTGAGATCCGGCTCATCCTCGATCCGGATCCAGATTCGGGGATAGGCCGAAATGTCCGGGAAATTATAGTCGACGATCCAAGGAACGAGGCTGTTGTTGAGATCCTCGCAGAGAAGGTCCGCGTCGGCCTTGAGAATATCCTCCCGGACCTTCTCGTGGACCCGGCCGGCCGCATAGGATCCCTTATTGCCCACCTCCGTGGTGAGGGTCTGGCCGAGCACCGCCTTGGAGATCTGAAGGTCCATGAAGGCGCAAAGCGATTCGTAGGTATTGAGGGAGCTCGTCCGCGAGGCTTCGAGGAGCTCGACCGCCATGCTTTCCGGGACGATGATCCCGGTTTCCTGCTGGATCGCCTCGATGGCGGAAAGCAGTTTGTCCTGGTCTTCCTTGCTGGTACCGGGCGGATACTTGCCGACAGCGGTCGGGCTTCCGAACTTTTCGCAGAAGACGACCCAGAACTTGATCCCGTGCTTTTTGAACCAGACGGGCCACCAGAGCTTCTGGCCCAGGCCCTTGCCGTAGGGGTTGTCGGTCGAGCCGTAGGTAAAGACGATAAATTTCCGGTCCGGAACGGGCTCGCCATCGACCATATTGGACGGCGTAAGGAGCCGGAGCGAGCGCTCGGGCGTGAAAGAAAAGCGCCTGGGATGCTTGGCGACGAGCTTTTCGATCCAGATCTGGCCCTCGGAGTAGCCCCACATCACTTCCCAGACGTAATAGCCGTAGAGAATCCCCTGGAGGAGCTCCTGGCGGGCCTGGTCGAAGTTGGTCTTCAGGAAAGCCTCTGAAACGAAATCGGCGATCTTTTGCTCCCGGGTTTCTGCGGCGGGCCTTCCGGGCGTCCGGCGCGGCGGCGGGGAGGCGGGCTCGATCTGCCATTCCTTGCCAACGACCGAGAGATACCGGGTCTGAAGGACGGCGCTTGCATGGGCGTCGCGGTCGACCTCGTCATAAAGCTTCAGGCCCTTCCCGGCCGACTCGGTTCGAAGGACCGGGTCCGGGTTTTCGAGTCGCTTGGTCCAGCCGGAAAAGATGTCGATGTCCTTTTCGACCGTTGCGATCTCGGCCGTCTCGGGCTTTTTTGTCTGCTTGCGCGGCATCGGGTCTCTCTTACCTCATGCAGTACCGGTCTACCGTTCTGAAGTCTCTCTGGATGCCGGTCCCCCGGTGTTCGATCATGCCGGCCCCTGCCTGGAGGACGGACACGGCGCCTTCCAGGGCGTCCGGGCCGTCATCGTTGATATTGGCATTCAGGATATAGACGAGCTGCTCGACGAGAAGGTCCTGGTCCGAATGGCCCTTCTCGAAAAGGATCTTTCCGAATTCGACCAGATACGAGAGGGTCCCGACGATCCGGGCCTCTTTGTTGGTCGTGTGCTTGACCGGGACCCAGGGAAGATAGCGGCCGGCTTCCCGCGCGTAATTGGCGATCGCCTCGTGGAGAAAATCCTCCAGCATGTTTTCCTCGATCCCGATCCTTCCGCCGTACTGGTCGACCTGGCGGTAGGCCTGGGCGAACATCTCGCCCGGGGAGGCGTGGCGGATCCAGGCATGGAGGCAGTGAAAGAGCATCCTTTCCCGATCGAGGCCCACGGTGATGATGGCCTTGAAATCGTTCGCCTCCCCCTGCTTGGCCGAAGGGTCGACAAAGGAGGCCACAACGAGTTTAGGGAGAAGAACCTCAACGCGCGAGTAATACTGGAACCACTCTTCCCGGAAGGGGCTCTCCTCGGCGCCTGTGAGGTTCATCATCTCGGCGTTGAAAGCCACGGTCCCCATCATGCGGCGCTTTTTCTCCAGGCGCGCGATCGGCCAGAGGGCGGGCCACAGGGGTCGCTCGGTGGGCTTTCCGGGATCCAGGATCGCCCGGTAAATCCGGGATAGATAGAGGAGCTCCCCGTCCTCGTCCTTTTCGGCCATGAACTGGGCCAGAACGCTCTTCGGATGAAAGATGTTTCCAACCATGAGAAAGCAGTAGCCGGCTCCGAGAGAGCCGATCACCGCCTTGAGGAGCCAGTCTCTTCCGTCTTTGACCCGTTTGGGGTTTTTCACGTTTTCGTCGTTCTCGAAGTCATCGACGATTGCCTTGTCCGGCCGGTGCTGCCGGTTCTTGAGACCCCGGATCTTCTCGCCCCGTCCCCGGGCAAGCACCCGCACCCCGTTGCGGGTCGTGAAATCGTTCTTGGTCCAGGTGGAGCCCACGAGATCCCCGAAGTCGTGGCGGATCCTCGGGTTGTCCTCGAATTCGAGGCGGACGGGAAGGGTAAAGCCCGTGGCCTGATCGTTGGTATCCGAGACGATGAGAATGAACCACCGGAGGCTGTAGCAAATGTCGTGAATGGGGTCCCCGAACGTAAAAAAGGTCGATTTGGCATGCTCCCTGGGAGCAGCCACAAAGGCGCATTCGTCGCGCAGGTCCCACAGCCCGGCCCACTCCTCGTGAAATCCCCCAAAGGGGGCCGTGAAATAGTGGGGAAGATAGGTCTTCATGAAATAGAGCTTGTCATGGCGGGCGCGGCGCTTTCGCTCTTTCTGCTTTTTGGGAGTATCGTCCTCGAAGGGCGAGACCGACTCCTGGATCCAGGACTTGAGATCCTCGGCCCACTGGTCGAAACGGTACTCGGTGATCTTAGGCCGCTTGCGCATGGCGTTCCTTGAACCGGTCGATGATGATGTCAAAGTTTCTGGAGAGGATCTTTAGCCCTTCGGGGTCGACCTCGCCCAGAGTCTCGGAGATGAATCGCAGATCCTCGAGAAACAATGCCGGCCGGTCGATATCGCCCCCGCCCGGCGTGAGCTTCTGGTCGATCATGGCGTCGGCCTGCCGGAGTCCGGCAAGCAGCTGGGTGACCGTTCCTGGTTGAATCTCGCCTTCCAGGTGCTCGATGATCCGATCGCGAACGCCGATGAGACGCGTGAGGTTCTGAGATTTGCTCTGAAGATACTGATCGCGTTTCTGTTTCCATTCGCCGGCTTTGGACCAGCGCATGAGCTGGCTCACCGAGACGGAAATCTCCCGGGATATCTCGTCATAGGTGCGGCCCCGGAAGACATAGAGCTGTTCGGCCAGGGCCCGGGTGGCGTAACTGTATGCTTCAGCCATCGCGATCGGCTCCGAGCTCTTTTTGAAGCGCGCAGATCTCGCGATTGAGCTCGCGGATCGCGAGGACATGCTTTTCCAGATCCTCGGCCTGCGCGCGAATCTGATCGACGACCAGGGTCTCGATCGGCACATAGGGGGAGCATTGCATATGAAGATTCGTGACCAGGGCGTTTGCCCGGGTGACGAGTTCCTTGAGCTTGAGTTTCTTTTCGGCGAGAAGGCCTTGGATCTGGGTTCTGTAACTCATGGCTCATCCTTGCCCGACGCTTGCTTCCTGAGTCGGACATGGGGACAATATTGGTTGTTCCGGATATCGTCGCTTGCCCGCTGCCAGGATTGGGTATTGAGAATAATCACGTCCTTGAGATCCTTGGCCAGATCCTCGTATGCCTGGACGAGCTTGACGTTGCTTTCGTACATGCGGCGGGCTTCCTGGACATCCTCCTTGTACTTTTGGAGGATCTTCTGGATATTCTCCCGATAAGTCTGCATGTCTCGGTTTCTGGCCCGATCGTTCACCCACCAGAGGACCAAGATGAGTCCTGGAAGCCCGAATTCTGCGGCAATCTCAACGAGTTTTATAAAGGACAGGCCTTCCATTCTTTATGGAGGGGAGGACAGTGCCTGGCTGATGATATCTCGATCCCGCTGCCCTCCCTGATCGTTCGGTTTCGGCCCAGGCAGCCTAGCCGCTCCTGTCCGGTCCGGGAAACGGCCTCCTCTTTCGTCGCGGACGTTTGCCGGAAACCTTCCCACGACGCCCGCCGGTAGCGTTTGCCCGATCACTATCCCCCTTTTGTTCTCGGCGCCATGCCGGCGGGATCTTCGCGCGGTATTTCGGTCTCTTGGTTGGCTTTAACTTGGGAGGCCGTTTCGTCCCCAAGGCACCCTCTTCCAGGCTTTGCGTAGAGGCCTGGCAAGGCCAACCGGCGCGCTCTCACAGGTTCATCGCTCAGGCTCTTCTTGGCCATCGCTCCCCCACGGCTGTAAGCATTCGATTCAAGCCATAACCCGAAAGAACCGAACGGCGCCCATCCAGACCGCCCGCGGCCAAAAGGGCTCTTTCGGGCCAGGGCGGGATATCAGAGCAGGAATTCCTTGCCGAGCTTTACGATCGAGGGCGCGTAGCGCTTGATGATCTCGTAAGTCATGCTTCCGCCGAGCCTGAGACGGACCCCGCCATAGTAGCCGAGAACGAACTGTGCGATCTGCTCTTCTGACATGTTTTCAAGATTGTATTGTCTAATCATGTCATCGGGCACATTGGTCGGATCGATCGTGGCAAAGAGATCTGCTTCGATCCAGGCGGCGATCGCATACTGGGGCAGCGCATAATAAAAATCCGGTCCCAGGGCGCCCTTGGCGAGCGCGGACCAGACCATCCAGCGCTTTTGAAGATTCTGGCAGACGGTCATGACCGTGTCGGCGTTTTTGATGTCCGATTCGCTCCATGAAATGGCGCGTCTCCGGATCTCGATCATCGAACAGCCACAAAACGGAGTCACGATAAGGCCCAGAATCAGAACGAGAAACAATAACCGTTTCATCCTGTCACTCCTTCGCTTGGCGGATCGGGCTTTTTGAAATACCAGGCGATCACCGCGCCATCGAGGGCCCAGAGTTCGCCCGGGGCCGATCCGGTTACAGCGACCAGGGCAATCGTGGACCCGACAAGCCCCAACGCAAGCGCTCCGCGCACAGAGCCCGGAGGCATCCAGAGAGGAAAGAGCTTTTTCATCGCATCGCTGCCTCCTTTTTGAAATGGGGCCGCAGGCGCCGATTGGTCGCGACACCGGAAGGACTTTCGGCGTCTGCAGCCGGTGAAATGGAAATGGTTAATGGAATGTTAACCGATAGCGGAAGTGGAATCTGAAGAGGTTGCACAGAATGCAAAAAAAGGGAAGTACTTCGCTTGGAAGGTCCATCTAGCAAGAATGCTACGGCTCGTTTTCCAAAAGAGCAACCAGACTTTCGGTCTTGATTCGAAGGCTTTTCCTGATATGCACCGGTTCTAAAACCCTCAGCTCACACAGATAGTATATCTGGCGCAGAGAGATACGCAGCACGCGGGCTGCCTCGTCCGGACGAAGCAGAATCTTGTTTTTAACCAGTTGAAGGTCGGAGATCTCGGTCATCGTCTGTCCCGTCACATTTCAAGCAGATCGTCAACGATATAGAGTCCGAGCACAGTAAGCCCCCCTATAAACCAGGCTGCCCGGACATCGATAATGGTCAGGCGAGTTAATAGACAACTTGCTCCGGATATGATCATGTACAGCAATATTTTGATTGCGTTCATTTTAGATCCTTTTTGGTTTCGTTCGGGCACCGCCTCGTGCCGTGCCGAATCAGACAGCGCTGGCAGATCTCGGCCCAGAAGTTGAATTTGCCCGGACAGACCGGGGCCCCAAGTTTGTTTAATCTTTGCAACTCCGGACTCAGTTCGCGCTCCAATTCGTTGATGATCATGTCGAAGAGCGCCATGCGGCCTCGGATGCTTTCGATAATATTCTGGATCTCCTCTTTTTTCCCCTCTCGGGCCACGGATTTATGTGCTTTTAGCCGGGCAAGTTGGCGAGACAAATCGAGATTGCCCCGCATATATTCAACCAGACGGAGTTCTCGGCCGTTATTTTTGGAGAACATCGATCTTACCTCCTTCGTCGATAATCATGGAGGAACGACGTCGCCATCTCAATAGACGTCATACTCGTCATCCAGATCCTCATATCTACCCGTCAGATCGGGATCGTCCTGACAATTCGGACAGAGCCCATGCGGAGAGAATTCAAAGCTCTCCACTCCGCCCCAAAATTGACCACAGCCCCAGCAGAATCCTTTATCGTGGATGTGATCTCCACAGTACCAGTAGATCAATTCTTCCCCGGTATCAGGATCATCCATCCTGCATCGGATCCCCTCGTTAGTGCATCCTTCATGCTCGCAGCGCATTTCAAATTCCTCGCAGTTTTTCTTTCACCCAGCCGGGCATGGCCATCCCCCGCTCGGGGATCTCGTCAGGTCCGGATCGGCGCCTTTCGGAATCCTTCCGGCGCTCCTCCTCCTCGCGCTCTTCCAGGGCGGAGCGCTTTTTTAGGAGCCCGATTATGATCGCCTTGAGATAATTGTGATTTGTGAAGGCGCGTTTTTCTGTGTCGACTGTCTTCTGGATCGCCTCGAGGACGATCGAGCGATCGCAGGCGTAGGATCTTCGGGCGTACGCGAAACGGCCTTCCTCCAGGAGGATTGCCGTCTCCCGAAGGATCCGGAGATGTTTTCTCGGCGACATGTCCGCGTGGGATGAGATCCGGAAGCAATCCACGTATTCGCCCACCAGAGAGGCCTCGATGGCGGAAAGGCGCTTGTAGATCTCGATAATCTCCCGGAAGTCGCGCGCCTCGCGGAGGCGATCGATGTCGATGGTGGATCCGCAATCGGGGCATTTGATCTTCATTTCGAAGGAACCGGGCGGACAATGATACAGCGCGCGTGCAAGCCTTTGTGTTGATTGATAGATAGCGCAAGCTTCGCAAATTTCCATGCCATGCGCTCGTATTCTTCGCCCCTGCCTTTGACCTCTGCCAGGATCTTTTCCTTGCTATCGCCATCTTGCTTTATCAAAATGCGATAAATTTTTTCCTTCCCTTTGGCATCGATGGGAGTTTCTCCCATTTTTACTCCTTTGTGAGTGATAAGAAATCGCTCGTCGAGTAGCCTTCGACCCGCGCCTGGAGGATCTCGACCTCGCGCATCAGCTTCAGAATCTGGCGATCCTTTTCCTCGATGATCTTGTCCTTGGTTTCCATCTCGATGCGAAGCGCGTCCCTTTCGGCGATCATCTGGTGCCCCCAGTTCATGAAGTGATCCACGGCGATCATGACCTGATCAGATTTGGAAGCTTCCGACTTTTCAGATAGGGATCCGGGTTCGGATTCATCTTTATGATCGATCGAAAAGTATATGTAACGCCTTCGAGGGCCTATCTTTTTTTTGATCCTTCCGTCGCCTGAAAGCTCAGCCAATCGAGGGCTTACAAACGCCAGAGGCAAGTCTGTTCCTTGGCTAATCTGGCGATAATCCTGGCCAGGATGATCGCCTATATAAGCCAAGAGCAAAACTGTTTTCGACCGGGTCTTTTGCATGGAAAAACTCCTTGAAAATTAGGTTGCATGAACCGAATAGGATCGCGAAAGGACGCTTGCATTGGCCTCGGTGCATTTGGGGCAGATCCGGTTGAATCGTCCTTTGGCGAGAAACGGGCGATCGCATTTCAGACACCGCCGCCGCACTCGCTCGATCTTGGCCTGGTCTTTGTTTTTCCAGGTCCGCCTGCTCGGAGCTTGATCAAAATCGAAATATTCGCTGGGGCACCCGTGACCTTTCAGCCAATCGACAACCGGCTGCCCGCTGTATTCTCCCCGAATTATCGAGGCAACATGAGTGCGGCTGAATCCGGTCTCAAGGGCGATCCTCGATGAGAGATATCCCTTCTCTTTCATCCACTCCCGGATGGCTTCGCTGTCCATCAGTCTCCCCGCGCAGCAATTTGGCGTCTTTTTCGAAAGCCCGAAGTTCCTCTTTAGAACACCTCGGGCAGATCAGCGACTCGTGAAAAAGATTCCGGCTACCCTGAAAGACCTGGAGCCGATCCATCGGCCGGCCGCAGTTCGGGCAATCCGAGCCCTCATTGCTCATCGCTCGTTGCTCGGTCCTCAGTCCTCGTTGCTCATTGCTCATCACTCACTCCTTGATCTCATAGCTGAAATCCTCGGTCCGCTTCCGGCTGGCCCCGATTACGGCGAGCCGCTCGTCGGGCCATTTCTCGACGATCTCGCGAATCACGGTTTTGACTATCTTGATCGCTTCCATCCATCCCTGGGCCTCGATGCGTTCGAGGGCGCCCTTGGGAATCCTGACTTTGTGGCCCTTCTCGTAGATCAATACCCCGTTGGGAAGATCGACCAGATCCCGATCCTCGAACAGAACGCCCCGGTTTTGTTTCATGAGAGTTTTCAATTGCTTATCAAATTCGACAAGCAGGCCTTGATGAATATATATGTCCTGCTCGTAACGTTTCCGGATTCGCTCGATTTCGGTGTTGGCTGTGTCTTGCAATTGAGCGATGTCAGCCTTGATAATTCGAATTCCTTCCAGAATTTCATCCGCCTGATCACGGATCTCCAAAAGCTTGGGATTCACGGTCCATGTCTCCTCACGCTGCGGCATCGTCTTGTTCCTCTTTGGCCAAGGCGCGCGCATTCAGGTTAAGCTGCATCTGCCCCAGGAGCTCGGGCAGCCCGATCTTTTTGAGCCGCGCCTCCTGAACGAGCGATTTCAGGGCCCGGCGCCTGAGACGGGCACAGAATTCCTCGAGTTCCGAACCGGCAGCAGCAAGCCAGTATCCCGATTCATCCGAGCAGATGGGAACCCCTCTGCGTCGGAGCTTCTCAATAACATCCCGGAGTGGCCGGGTATCATTGATGCGATTCTGCCAACTGTTGCCATATACACTCTCGTATAGTTCGCCCATGCCGATGGCCTTGTGCCGGCCGACATGCCAGGTGAGAATCTGGAGGACTTTGGCAGCTCGAGGTCGAGCAAATGGCTTTCTTTGTCTGGCAGAGGAGGCAGCGGCTTTGGAGCCTCTCCCGATGCTGAAAAGTGTTTGAAACCATTTCATGGCTTTTCTTCCTCCCGCTTGATTTTTTCGAAAACGGCCAAAAGCCGTTTGAGCTTCTCAGGGTCGTTGCACCATATGGGATCCGATACGCCCAGGATGGAGCGCGACAGACCGCGAAGCCTCCCGGGATCGCTCGATATTTCCCCGGCCGTCTCTCGAATGCGGTCCCGGAGGGCGAGAAGGTGGCTCTCCTTCCGGGGCCCTCTTCTTTTGCTCGGAATCCAGCCGTATTCCCTCACAAAGATCCTGACGAGTTTTTCAAGCTCAAACGTCGAAAGGGCCTGGGCCGACCGCACGCGAAACCGGCTCACCAGGATCTCCCGATAGGTCTCATCATCGAGACCGAGGTCCTTTTTGGCGATATGGACCTTGGCCAGAAGTCCCCACTTCTGGGCGGAGACGCCGCGCGGATTTTCGGGCCGATTATTGCCGCCTCTGATGGATTTCATTTTTCCCCGTCACCCATTCCAAATAAAATCGATCCCGATCCTTGACCCGAAACACCGTCTCCTTGCCTCCCCGCGGGCCAGTTTGCCAGCCGCGGAGCTCTATCTGGCCCTGCGCCACAAGTTCCCGGAGCATCTTTTGCACGAAATTGGGCCTGGAATCCGAAAGGACCGCGATTTCCCGGGCCGAAAAGCGCACAGACGCATGAATTGCCCTGAAAAGCCGCAAGCGGGCGGGCGATATTTGCTGCGCACGGAGCATTCCGCTCCCAAGGTACCGGTACTGCCCCGGGCCGACCCGCGCCACTTCCCCCCGGCGCTTCATATCGCGAAGCGCGTTGCGGACGGCCTGCGAAGGCTCTTTCAAGACGCGGGAGAGGGCAAAAGGCCGGAAGGTCACGCCTTCCATCTCTTGAAGGTGCGTTCTGATCTTCCCGATCGCACCCCTTCGGTAGATTTTTCCTCGTGGCTCATTGCTCATGAGTCAGCCCTTATTTGCACACTTTCTCGATCAGGCCGTCCGTAATCTCTGTGAGACCGCTTGCCTTCATCATCTGCTCGATGGCCAAGGCATCTTTGACCACAAGCCGGAAGTCCCCCTGGGCGTGCCGGGAGAGATCGGCCGAAGCTTCAGGAAGGATTGCAAGATCGAGAGCCTCCCGATAGAAGACAACAACGTCCATCTGCCCCACGGATTCGAACTTGAGCACGTCCCGCACCCGGCTCATCACACGGCGCTCCTGGCGGAGCTTGCCCTCCAGCGGCTCTTCTCCAATAAAAACGATCGGAGTTCCGCAGGCATCGTGCAGATCGCGAAGTGTATTGAAATGTTTGAGAGTCATCCGATCGGCCTCATCGACCATGATGACGCGATTCTGCCCACAAAGGGCCCCTTGAATGAGATCGAAACAGGCCTGGGTCCGGGCGTGCCGGATACCGGCCGTGGCAAAGGCGATCTCCCGAAGAAGACCGATATGGGTCAGCCATTCCTCGAAGCGCACAAAGATCGCCTCCGGATTCATGGTGTAGATCCTTGCAGCCGCCGTGGTCTTTCCGCGACCTGCCCGGCCCAAAACGGCTGCAAGATCCACCCCGAACTGGTTGGCCCGAAGCCATCCGTAAAGCTCTTCAAACCGTTGATAATTGGGTGTCGAAACAAAGCAATCCTTCATGATTTCCCTCCTTGAGATGAAACAAGCCCGATCGTTTCTTTGTAAATGGCAAAATAGCGACGGGATTCCGGATTGAGTTTCGATTCGAATTGGGAGACGAACTCTTCGTCTTCCGCCTCGATCGCCTCCCCGCGGGCAAGCGTGTCGAGGCACCATTGATATCGGTCCCGTTCCCGCGTAAAAACGGGCCTCGTCCGTGGGGGCGTCCAGTCGTCGATCTTCTTGATCTCGGCAGCAAGCTCCTCAGGTGCCCGGATGCGGTAACGATCCTCCTCGGCCTCGCGGCGGGCCAGGGCCTCGCGCTTGGCCTTGCCAACGATCGCGGCCGTGCGCTCGGCTTCGGGCACGGTCGAGTATTGCCTCAGGTCCGGCACCCAGGAGGTGAGATCGCGGTATTCGTCGAGAAAGATCCTCCGGCGCCTGGCCTTCTGCGCGATCTTTCGGCGGGCAAGCTCCTGGTCCTTCATGCTGGAGTACTCCATGAGCACGGCCCGACATAAAAACTCGCCCCGATGAAACACAAGAATCCATGAGGGATCGAGCGGATCGTATCGGATTTCGACGCGCTCGCCGGGATCGAGCCCGACCAGGGCATCGGCCTCGTAGCGCTCTTTGTGGAAGGTGATGCGGCCCCGGTCCACGGTTCGCCTTTCCCGGCAAAGAAAAACGAGATCGATCGCATCATCCGAAAGGCGCCTGGGCCGCCATCCGTCGCGGCGGCACATAAAAAGACACTGCATGGGTGTGGCCTGGCCAGGCTTTGGGTCCCAAAGCCATTCCCCAAGGACGCCACGGTGAGGCCTCTTTGCGTTGTAAAAGTCCATCGCCCGGTAAACGGCGAGGATGAATTCACGAAATGTCAAAAGCCTCCCTTTCTGGGCAAGTCGGGCAATCTCCTTCTCGTCATACTCCTGCTCCTCTTTGGGCGCCGTGAGCCGCTTGACCCGTCCGGGAAGTCGCGTCTCGCTTCGGAGAATTGTCTCCAGAACGCGAAACGTGCCCTCGATCATCTTGGCTTTGGCCTTGCGGACGATCGCGCGGCGATGATCGCCAGGAAATTCGACCCGACAGTTTGTTTCTTCCGGATCCGCGTGCCCGATGTCCGCATCCACATCGAGCGATTGATCCGCACGCAGGCCGAGCGCGCGCATCTCCTTGAGGATGGAAAGGACATATCTGGATTCTTCAGATTTGCCATGATCCGTATAGATCGCCCCGAAGGCTCCAAATCGTTTGAGACCGATTCTCAGGGCAAGCCCCATGAGCTGGGCATCATAGCGAACGCCGACGGCGCCGCCATAGAAGAGGCGCGTTCGCAAGTCCTGCCAGAAATATCCTTCCGGTCGGAAGACCTGGCCTGTTTCTTCGTCCTGGATCCAGAAATCGAAACGATGTTGATCACCGACAAGGATTTCAAAAGGCTTGAGATCCGAATAATCGCGGCAAATCGGAGGAAGCGTATTGTCCAGGGCGCGGGTCCCACCGCGTTGCAGCGCCAGGAGTTGGGGCGTCACGCGCTTGTCAAACCACCATAGGGCCGACCGGTAGCCGCCGATCTGCCACCCGCGGCGACGGGCCTCGATTGTAAGACATTCGTAGAGTTTATCTTTCGAAATATCTTTGTGCTCACGTTTGAGGCAGAGACCGACCCAGAAATCCAGGGCTTCGGGCGTCCAGGAGCGAACCCGCCCCCGGGTATTCTTTCTGTGCTTCAGGCCGGCAAGGCCCGCCTGGTTATATCGTTTGAGATAGCGATAGATCTGGGCTACGCTCATATTGTGGCGGATGGCGATGAGCTCGATCCATTTCGATTTCTTGTATCCTGGATCCGGGCTATTTGCCTCCTGGACGATCCGGGCGATGCTGCCGACCCGATCGTCCCGCAACACGTCGGCGTCGAGAGAAAATGACTTTTCTCCAAAAAAAGAAACCGGCGACCGGCAAAAAGGAAGTTTCTGCTGCCGATTCAGAAGCTCTTTCCGCACGGTCGCCGGCAAGGAGGGAAACGATGAGAAGGAAGAGAAAGATGGCTGGTCTGAAAAAAGCCTTTTGTACGTCTCGAGCTGGGCCTCCGGGCCGAGCTTGGCAATATCCTCGGGGGAGAGATCATCACCGATCGCCTCGATGACACGCTTTTGAACGTCTGAAGGGAGATTGGGAAGATAATAGATATATCGCTTGCCTCCTCCATTTCGATTATTGACCGTCTGAAAATCCCAACTCTCCTTTTTGGATCGTCGAATAACAGCGCTTTTTGACATTTTGAGCATTTCGCTGAGATCTTTTGCTGTGAATTCGAGCATCCCTCTCCCTCCTCCATTGATTCAGTTCTGTCTTTTTGCAGCTAGGGCAGATCCCATGCGTCATATCAAATTTTGCCTCTCTTATCTTCTTGCCGCACCATGCGCAGATCATGCGGCATTCCTCTTGGGAAAATCGAGATGTTTCTCCGGGCAGCCGTGATCCTTGAGCCATTGCTGTACTCGGCGATTCCTGCTTGTCCCATTCACGGTCATCCAGACGAGATTAAGGCTAACGCCAAGATCCTTGGCGATCTGGGTGAGCTTGATTCTCTTTTTCATCAGCCAAATTTTGATCTCAATATTATTCATGATCATCCTTTCAAAAAGTTTTGGCTCTCTTTGGCCATTTTCTCTTTTCGATTTGACACGTTTTCAAAATTCTGCTATCTTGGGCTCAAATTGAAATATCAATTCTTATTATAAGCCAAAAAGTGAGGTTCACGGCAAGGTCACAGCAAAAAAGTCCCGGCGCTTAAGCTAAAATGAATATAACCCCTAA